TCGGTTAGCGAAATCGCCTGGCAGAAGCTCAGCCCGACCGTACGTGAAGAAGGTTCGGAAATCTGGGTGACATGGAACCCGGAGCGCGACGGCAGCGCCACTGATAGGCGCTTTCGCAAAGAGGCTGGTGACGACTGCATCACCGTCGAGATGAATTACAACGATAATCCGTGGTTTCCGGATGTGCTTGAAGGCGAGCGCATGAATGACCAGCGCCGACTCGACCCAGCAACTTATGCGTGGGTTTGGGAGGGCGCTTATCTGGAGAACTCAGATAAGCAGGTGCTTGCCGGGAAATACCGCGTTGCTGAATTCTCGGATAGCTTGTGGAAAGAGGCTGAACGTCTTTTCTTTGGGGGCGATTTCGGTTTCGCGAAAGACCCGAATACGCTTGTACGCTCTTTCATCCTGCACAACCGGCTCTATATCGAATATGAAGCCTATGGTCAGCAGACCGAGCTGGACCACATGCCAGCTTTATACGACACCATCCCCGGTGTGCGCGAGTGGCCCATCAAGGCTGACTCTGCACGACCTGAAACGATCAGCTATCTGAGGCGTCAGGGCTTCAACATCTCAGCCGCTGAGAAGTGGCAGGGCAGCGTTGAGGATGGCATCGCTCATCTTCGCGGATTTGATGAGATCATCATTCATCCCCGGTGCAAGAACGTCGCGCGTGAGGCTCGCATGTGGTCGTACAAAACTGACCGCATCACCGGCGAGGTGCTTCCGAAGCTGGCAGATGGTGATGAACACTGCTGGGACGGCATCCGATACGGACTTGATGGTCACATCAAGCGCAAGGGTCAAGTGGCTGGGATGATGATTCCTAAGCGTCTTCGAAAATGACTTTATGTGTGTAACCCAATAATTGGGTGGTAAATTTATTGCCTCGACATTTTATGGAGGCACTATGCATAATTTCAAACCGCTTGACCGCTGGCTTAACGTCAACACATGGCATACGTATCATCAAGGCGATGAAATGCGGTTCCATCGGGCAATAGTTCAGCTTTTTATCGAAAATGGAAATAGCATTGAGCTTGAGGCTTTTCGTGACTACATAATTGAGTCAAAAAAAGGGACTTTGACCGAAGAACTTTTGCAAAGGCGCGCTGAAGAATTTGCCATAAAGTACGATGCAATAAGAAGTTTTAAGATGGACACCGATTTAACGTTTTAATGAATACAAGGTCGCTTAGGCGACCTTTTTTATTGCCCTAAATCCACCAACGGACAAACCATGACTGACAAATTATCACTAGCCGTCAATCACGCGCTGAATGACGTCAGGCTTGCCCGTGCGCGCGCTATGGCATTTAACCCCATTATGGGGCTGGATGCGAAGCGTGAAAGTGCATGGTGCGAATATGGCTTCAAAGAAGAGCTGACATTTGATGACCTGCACAAGCTCTATCGTCGTGGCGGTATCGCCCACGGCGCGGTCAATAAGCTGGTATCGAACTGCTGGAGAGCGAACCCGCAAGTAATCGAGGGTGAGCAGTCCGACGATTCACGCGAGCTCACAGCATGGGAAAAAACCAGCAATCAGGTATTCACCCACCGCTTCTGGCGTGCATTCGCTGAGGCGGATAAACGTCGATTGGTTGGCCGCTGGGCTGGCATCCTGCTGCATATTAAAGACAGCAAAAAATGGGATGAGCCAGCTGTCAGAGGAAAGGCGCTGCAGAAGATTACACCAGTATGGGCCAGTGCTCTTAAGGTTGGCAGCCGGGACAATTCCGGCACCATCACCATGTGGCAGTACACCGAATCACTTTCGGATGGCAGCACGGCGCAACGCAACATTCACCCCGATCGCGTCCTGATTATCGGAGACATGTCTGATGATGCTATCGGCTTCCTTGAGCCGGGGTACAACGCCTGCGTCAGCCTGGAGAAAGTAGAAGGGGGCTCAGGTGAGTCATTCCTCAAAAACGCTGCCCGTCAGCAGAATATCAACTTCGACAAAGAGGTCGATTTCAACAATCTGGCCTCTATGTACGGCGTGACGGTTGATGAGCTGCAGGAGCGTTACAACGAGGCTGCCCGCGAGATTAACCGCGGCAACGATACGCTGTTGATCACACAGGGCGCTCAGGTCACATCAATGGTCAATGCGGTTTCTGATCCGTCACCGACCTATGACGTCAACCTGAAGACCTTCAGCGCATCAGTTGACATGCCATCACGAATCATCGTCGGAAACCAGTCAGGTGAGCGCGCCAGCACTGAAGACCAGATTTACTTCAACGGTCGCTGTCAGTCACGCCGCGGAGACCTGTCATTCGATGCTGAGGACATGGTCGATAAGCTCACTGACCTGCAGATCATCAAGCCAGTTGGCAAATTCAGTATCGTCTGGGATGAGCTGAACGAGCAGTCTTCATCAGACAAGCTGGATAGCGCGGTGAAGATGAGCAACATCAACCAGACATCCCTTGCCTCGGGCGAGCAGGTTTTTACGGTTGACGAGATTCGCGTGGCTGCAGGCTATGAGCCAGGCGGCGGTGAGCCATTACCGGAGGAAGAGAAAGATGGCGAAACTGAAGAAGAAGCCGAAGCCAGCAATCCTGCCCGGCAACAAGCTTGACCCGACCGGCGTTGACCGGCTTGAGCGCGGCGCAATGCGAGAATACGGAAGGCGACTTAAGCAAATCAGCGCGCGATACATCGAACTCCTCAATCGTATCCCGGCAGAGCCAGCAGTAAACCAACGTTACACCTTCCAGTTAGACCCGACCATGCTTTCGATGCTGTTGCAGAACGGCGATTCACTCGTTGATGAAATCCTGCTGCAGGGCGGCGAGTTCAATCCGTGGCTGTTTCAGGATTATGTGTCGCCATCTTATCAGCGAGGAACGGCGCAGGAGTTCGCCAACCTAGCGCAGCAGTCGGCAGCGTATGAGGCATATCGCGGCAGCGTGCAGGATATCCTCCTCAGCGATGCGTATCAAAAACGCCTGGTGCTTGTCAGGGCTCGCACGTTTGAAGAGATGAAGGGTCTATCTGCTGACGTTAAGCAGAATCTGTCACGGGTGCTGACTGACGGCATTGGTCGAGGGCAAAACCCGAAAGAAGTCGCCAGGCGCATTCGCGATCAGATAGGCATTGAGCAGGGGCGCGCTAACCGCATTGCCCGAACCGAGATAACAACGGCGCTACGGCGCGCGCGCTGGGATGAGCACGACTCAGCCAGTGAAGAACTCGGGCTTAACGTCATGCTTCTGCACCTGTCTGCATTAAGCCCGACAACGCGCCAGACGCACGCTTTGCGCCACGGCAAGCTCTACACCTCGGAAGAAGTTCGCGACTGGTACAGCGTTAACGGTAACGCGATCAACTGTAAGTGCTCTCAGGTCACCGTCCTGGTTGATGAGAAGGGCGTGCCGCTCAATTCCTCGGTAATCGACATTGCCAGAAAAGAGTTTGCTCAGACATGGGGCAAGCGCATGGCAACCAACAAAACACATCACTGCTGCGACCATAAGCACGCGGCCTAATCGAGAGATAACCATGACTATGCAGGTCAACGTCACCACCAGGGTGAACAGTGAGGCTATTCGCCGTGAAACGTATAACGGGCGTCCGCATCTGGTGCTGCCGAGCTACACGTTGCCGGCCAACGTCGTGATGAACGGCGGCCTGTATTCAGCGGCCGAAATTGATGCTCATTATCAAGGGCTGGAAGGCACGCTGGCACCGCTCGGTCATCCGACTGTAGACGGTCAGTTTGTATCGGCCTTCTCTCCTGAAGGTATCAACGCCGGTCACATCGGAGCATGGAACCGCAACGTCAAGAAATCCGGCAACCGCGTCTATGCGGAGAAGTGGGTTGATACCACTGTGGCAAATCAGAGCGAAGGTGGCCGCGAGTTGCTGGAGCGTGTTGCAGCTATCGAACGAGGCGAAGACGTTCCGCCAATCCACACCAGCGTTGCCGTATTCCTCGACCAACTGGAAGCCAGCGCTGAGCAGAGAGCGCAGGGCATTGAGTGGGTCGCCAAAATCAATGCAATGGACCATGACGCCATTCTGCTGCATGAGGTTGGAGCTGCGCAGCCAGAGCAAGGAGTTGGCCTGATGGTTAACGCTGACCAGGCTAAGACTCTCAACACCAATTCCGGCGCGCTGATTGGCGAATCACACCGTGAGCGCGAGCGACGTCTTGAGCAAGCTGCGCGCGATAAGTTTGCAACCGGCCCAGATGATTACGCGTGGATTGCTGACTTCACGGATTCGCAGGCAATTGTCATCCGTAACGGTGGCGATGCGCAGGTTTACGGTTACACCACCGAAGGCGGCAAGATCATCTTTGACGATACCGGCTCAAAAGTAGCGCGTCAGGAGTCATGGGTCGCCATCGTAGCCAACAAAGTTAAATCCCTTTTCACACCGCAGGACGCTCCTGCAGCAAACCACCAAACGGAGGGCGATATGCCTTTAACCAAAGAAGAACTGGAACAGATCGGCACTATCGTCAGCGGCGCAATCGCTGCGAACAACGAAGCGTCACTGAAGCCTATTACCGAAGCGCTTGCAGGCATTCAGGCCAATCAGAAAACACTTTCCGACTCCCTGACCGCTAACTCCCGCGCTGAAGAGAAAATCAAGCGTGATGCTGTATCTGCAGTCCACAGTGAAATCGTGGCTAACGCATTATCAGGTGAGGCGCTGGAAGCGATGTTCAAATCACTTGGCGAAGCTGCCCCACTGGGTACCAACTCCGCCAAAAACCCACCAGTGACCGGCGCACCGGATCCGGCTGCTTACTTCGGAGGTGCTGCGTAATGGCACGTTATCGTCGCGTTAACATCGACGGTCAGTCTCTGTACAAGACCGAAACTCGCGTTATTGCTGCAGCTCTGCTGCCGGGTACTGCGGCTGTCATCAACGACGACAATGAGTTTGCGCAGGCTACCGCGCTGGCCGGTCGTCTCTACATCATTGATGTTGCCTACCATCAGGGCCTGAAAATCACTGAAGCAGTCCCGGCTGGCGACTCCGCTGTAGGTAACTACGTGGAAGAAGGTCGCGAGCTGGCACTCCTGTGTGCTGCAGGCACCTACGGCAAAGACGACCCGATCAAGCTTGGCTCGAACGGTCAGTTTACCAAAGCGACATCTGATACCGATTCGGTAATCGGCTACAGCCAGGATGAAGCAACTATCGCCGCAAGCTCTACCGACTTTATCCGCGTGCGTATGCGCGTCGGCACCGTTGCCGCAGCTGCTGGCGCTTAATCAGGAGAATAAGAATGTATTTTACCGCTGAAACACTGGCTGCTAACAGCCGACTGCGCGGACACTGGAACGAGCTGTGGGCGAACCGTGACATCTTCAATGCTCAGCACGACATGATGGTTAACGCGTTTCGTACGCGCATGACGCATGAAATGCTGGCAGCGAATGCCATCGGCGGCTTTACCCGCGAGTTCTGGGCTGAGATTGACCGCCAGATTATTCAGATGCGCGATCAGGAAAATGGCATGGAAATCATCAACGACCTGATGGGCGTTCAGACCGTTCTTCCTATCGGCAAGACTGCGAAAATGTATAACGTATCAGGCGATATCGCAGATGACGTATCCATCAGCATTGATGGTCAGGCACCATATTCATTCGACCATACTGATTACGATGGTGATGGCGACCCGATTCCTGTGTTTACTGCTGGTTACGGCGTCAACTGGCGTCATGCTGCTGGCCTGAGCACTGTCGGTATCGATCTGGCGCTTGATTCTCAGGCCGCCAAGCTGCGTAAGTTCCATAAAAAGCGCGTGGATTACTACCTCAATGGCAGTGACACAATCTCCGTCGATGGTATGAAAGGTCAGGGCATTCGCAACCACCGCAACACTTCCAAGATCAACCTCGGAAGCGGCGCTGGCGGTGCAAATATCGATCTGACTACGGCTACCCCGGCTCAGATGCTGGCCTTCTTCGGTCCAACTGGTGCCTTTGGTCTCAATGCTCGCCGCAACAAAGTCGCTGCTTATGACAAGTTGTGGGTGAGCGCCGAAATCTGGGCGAACATGTCCAAGCCTTACACCATTGAAGTTGGCAGCGGCTCGAATGCCTTTGTAAACGGCACCGTGCTGGATGCGATCGCTAAATTCATTCCTGCCCGAGAAATCACCCCGACCTTCGCACTTACCGGCAATGAATTCTTCGGCTACCAGCGCCGTCAGGACGTCATTTCTCCGCTGGTTGGTATGGCTGTTGGTACTGTGCCGCTCCCGCGTCCAATGCCGCAGAGCAATTACAACTTCCAGATCATGTCTGCAGAAGGTTTGCAGATTAAGAAGGACGGCGAAGGCCTGTCCGGCGTTGTCTACGGCGCGAACCTGGCTTAAGGAGAAATCATGGCTGATAAATACGAAGTTATTAGGCCGTGGCACGGCGTGGCAAAGGGTGATGTGGTGCAGCTGGAAACATTGCACCCATCACTTAAGCCTCACGTCCGCAAGCTTTCCGGCAAAGCATCGGCTGAGCTGGTTCCGGCAACACCTAATGCCACGTCAGACAAGCAGGCCCGCAAAGATGCGATCACCAAGCGTCTTGATGAGCTGGGTATTGAGTACAAAGGCAATCTCGGCGCTGACAAGCTGGCAGAGCTGCTGCCGGACGGTGAGCTGGAAAATCTTTTCCCAGCCGCTGAATAACAACCGCCGCGCTGGCGGTTTTTTTTATGCCCTGTTCCGGCAGGGCTGAGAGGTACTCATGGTTACCCAGGAGCAGGCAAAAGAGTATCTGGTTAGCCAGGGTATTACGCTGCCAGATTTCATTCTCACGGCGCTCGTTGAGCAGGCAAACAGCATTCAGGAATGTCTTGATGCTAATTACCCGCCAGCTACTGCGTTACTCATTCAGATGTACCTGTTAGGACTGATGGGGCTGGGGCAGGGCGATAAATACATCAGCTCTCAGTCAGCCCCATCTGGTGCTTCGAGGTCATTCCGGTACGGTTCATTTGCCGATCGCTGGAAGGGCTCACTCGGACTTCTGCGTGGTCTCGACAAAAACGGGTGTGCCACTGCATTGATACCCGCCGACCCAACTCAACAGTCCTTCGCAGGCATCTGGATAGCGAAGGGCGGATGCATGTGTGGTGGGCGACAATGAGCTGGCTGCCGGCATCACAATTACCCAAGCCATTCGAGCGCGTCTGGGTGACAACTTCAAATGGTCGACAGACAACCGGCTATGTGAACAGCAGCGGTGAGTGGGTGATTACCTGCCCTCGCATCGCTTCTCAGAAGCCCGCTGTGACGAGCTGGAGGAAATGACATGTCATCTTTAGCCAGTTGGTCATACACAGCGAAGGCGACCATCTGGAAGCCTTTAGGGCTGGATGAGTACGGAGATTCTCTAGGCTGGTCTGAGCCGATGGTGATTGCCTGCGACTATCAGGGTGGACTGAGCAAGCGGTTAGGGGCGATAGGCGGCGAGAAGGTAGTTAAGAACACCATATGGACGGAGTACGCACTGGCAGATACCGGTGATTACATCCTGATTGGTGCGTCGAGCAATCCAGACCCGATCGCAGCGGGCGCTGATGAGGTGATGCAGGCTATTCGCTATGCAGACACCTTTGAGCGGCTGAATGATGATTACGCAATCCTGACGGGGGCCTGATATGGGAGTAAAAGTCCGCGGTATCCGACAGGCTCAGCAGAACCTCAACGCACTGATTGGTGACATTCAGGGCAGGAAGGCTGTCAGGGCCATTCAGAGCGCTTTAATCATCGGCTCATCACAGGCAGCGCTGTATACGCCTATCGACACGTCCACGCTCATCAACAGCCAGTATCGAGAGCTCGACATCAAAGGTACGAGGTTAACCGGGCGGGTTGGCTACTCAGCAAACTATGCGGTTTATGTTCACGACCCGAATGTGCCGCAGACCTTCCGCCGGGCCACAGCCCAGAAGGAGTTTTTGACCAAAGGCTTCGAGGATACTCGCGACCTCATCGACCGCACCATTAAAAAGGAGATGAGCTTGTGAATCCTCCGATGCATCAGCGCGTTAAAAATCTTCTTATCGGTGCCGGCCTGACTTCCGGATACACGGTTCAGTCACTAATCTGGACTGATACGGGTGACCTGAAGCAGCGGTTCATCGTGTTCCGGCCTAATGGTGGCACTCCGGTAGACAGAGATATCGGCTCTGACCATTACGTGCTTGTTGACCTGATTACCGGCAAATCTGCAGGAGATTACGCTAAGTCAGAGTCTGACGTGCAGGCCATCATCGACTACGTGCAGCAAAACCCTATCAGCGACCCCTGCGTCGGCCAAATCACCAATATGGGTGGCATACCATCACCAATCCCCACGGCAGAGGGGCGTA